GTTTAACAATTGGCTTTGGCTTCATAACTGCTAGTACACCGCGTAGGGGTCCTGGTCCTTATCCAGGAACAGCGCGTAGAAGATGTTGAGCCTGGCTGTCTGCGCGAAAGTGTTGTACCTGGCAGACGTGCAGTCAAACGGCATCCGCTTGGTGCACTCCCTGATGCTGAAAAGCTGCATCACGGCCTTGCTGTTCTTTGGTTGAATCTTCACCTCAGAAACCCTCCGGGTCGCTGCTGTAGCCGTTGTGGTCGTAGATGTGGTACATGGTCATGTTCTCCTATCTCGTTTCTCTCAACTGCAGGGAGATCTTAGCACAGGCTAAAACCAGGATGCAACCCCCTTTTTTCAAACTACCTTGGCTAAGCGTATGCTAAACGCCCCTTAACCCTGCATTCGGAGATTGCGAATGAAGAACCAGAAAGCGTTGAACGATTGGCTGGAAAAGCACGGCGCTGAAGGCCGGCGGATCCTCGCCAAGAAAGCCGGCACGTCCGTCAACTACCTCTCCCACATCGCAGCCCCGGCCGGGGCAAGCTACGCTCGCAAGGTGTCTGCCGACATGGCCGCGCGCCTGGAGGTTGCCAGTGGCGGTGAGCTCAAGAGGGACCAGCTGTGCGAGACCTGCGCGCAGTGCCCCTACGCTAAAGCAGCACGCAAGTAAACCGCCATTGTGGGGCCGGTGCGGTACCGCCCGGTCTCAAGGAGACAGTTATGGCTGAGCAAACACCAGCCGCTCGCCCCTGGGGTGCTACCCGGGAGCAGTGGCTCCACTTCCACAAGAAGCTAGACCTCACTGCTGACCTGCTGCCCGTGGTCTCAAACCCGGGCGCCAGGATCAGCCCAAAATCCAAGATGCAATCCACAGGCAAGACGCCCAGCCGCTACAACGCGGAGGGGTTTGTCGTGGGCATCCCCCAGTGGTCGCAGCAGGAGACGAGCGCGCGCCAAGTGTTGACCTGGGCGGCCGAGCCCGACCACGGCATCTGCATCCAGACCAGGCGCGTCAGGGCGCTCGACATCGACATCCCGGACCAGGCCGCGGCGCGGCGTGTGCGCGAGGTGGTGGAGCTCTTGCTGGGTGAGCTGCCCGCCCGGGTGCGGGAGGGCACGGGCAAGTGCCTGCTGGCCTTCTGGATGCCTGGCGACTTCGCCAAGCGCGTGATCCGCACGGAGCACGGCGTGATCGAGTTCCTGGCCACTGGCCAGCAGTTCATCGCCGCCGGCGCGCACATCGCTGCCCAGGGCGGGCACAGCGGCACGTTCTACGAGTGGGAGGGCGGCCTGCCCGAGGCCTTCCCCGTGGTCACCCCTGCAGAGTTCGATGCGCTGTGGCAGGCCCTGGCCGAGGCCTTTGCCCTGCCAGACGGCGACGTGCGCCTGCGCACAGGGCGGGTGCCTGTCGTGCCCCGGGTGGCAGCAGACGGGGACCAGGACCCCACGGTGACCTGGCTCAGGGAGAACGGCTGGATCCGGGAGTTTGACCGGGACGGGCGGGTGCACATCACCTGCCCCTGGGAGCAGGAGCACACCATGGACTCTGGGCCAAGTGCGACCACCTACTTCCCTGCTGGGGTGGGCGGCTTTGCCCAGGGGCACTTCCGTTGCCTGCACGCGCACTGCGCGCACCGCAGGGATGAGGACTTCATCGAGGCCATGGGCCTGGTGGTGGACGAGTTCGACGACGTGAGCGTGCCCGCAGTGATCGACCACGACGGCGGCGCGGGCGAGGAAGGGGAGGAAGAGAGGGCGCCATGGCCGGTGCTGCTGCGAGACAAGCAGGGGCGTATCGAGTCCACAGCAGACAACGTGTCAAAGGCGCTGGACTGCCCGGGCATGGTGGGCGTGCGCCTGGGCTTCGACGACTTCAGGGCCAGCACCATGATCGTCTGGGAGATCGACGGGGAGACGGCCTGGCGGCCGATTCGTGACTCGGACATCTACCGCCTGCGCATCGCTTTGGAGAAGAGAGGCTTCAAGCAGCCTGGCAAGGAGCTGGTGCGCGATGGCGTGGACCTGATCGCTGAGAGGCACAGGTTCGACTCAGCGATTCAGTGGGCCGAAGGGCTCAAGTGGGACGGCATTGAGCGCGTTGAGCTGTTTGCCCACGTCTACTGGGGCGTGGAGGACACCCCGTATACCCGGGCGCTGTCCCGCTACATCTGGACGGGCCTGGCCGGGCGGTGCCTGGTGCCTGGCATCAAGCTGGAGCAGGTGCCGGTGCTGGTGGGGCTGCAGGGCGCGGGCAAGACGCCGGGCATCATGGCCATGGCCCCGCTTGAGGAGTTCTTCGTGGAGGTGGACCTGGCGACGCGCGACGACAACCTGGCCAGGACGCTGCGCGGCAAGCTGGTGGGCGAGCTCGCCGAGCTAAAGGGGCTGAGGTCCCGGGAGGCGGAGAGCATCAAGGCCTGGGTCAGCCGCAGATATGAGGAGTGGGTGCCCAAGTACCGCGAGCACGCGCTCCAGTTCCCCAGGCGCATGATGTTCTTCGGCACCACCAACGACGACCAGTTCCTGGACGATGACACCGGTGAGAAGCGCTGGCTGCCGGTGGAGGTGGGCACGGTGGACGTGGCCGGTATCGAGGCGAACAGGGAGCAGCTGTGGGCCGAGGGGGTGGCCATGTTCAAGAAGCGTGGGATCGACTGGCACGAGGCCATGGTGCTGGCCCGGGAAGAGCACTGGAGGTTCAAGTACCAGGATCCTTGGGCCGAGGCGATTATGACGTGGCTCAGGGAGGACGCGATGGACTCCAACGAAGGGCCGCCCAGGGGTGAGAGGGAGGAGGGCTGGACCGCCTCCGAGATCCTTCAGGGTGCGCTCGGGAGGAGCCCGGGGCAGGTGTCCCGGGTGGACGAGAAGAGGCTCGGCAGCGTGCTGCGTGGGCTGGGTTATGAGAGGTTCAGGATGCAGGCTGGCGGGACGCGCCACTGGCGGTGGATCCGCAAAAATCTGCGCCTGGTGAGCGGTAGGGGTGGCGAATGAACGTGCAAAATTTTACAAGGTCGGTGAGTTTGCAAGATTTTGCAGGTTGCTCTTGGGCGGGTGAGGGAGTTTGCAAAATTTTGCAGATTGCTGGCTGCCCTAATGAGAGGGCTGAATGCCCTAATGGTGGCCTAATGATTAGGGCACGAAAAAGTGGCGCCACGCTTAGCTCTCAGGGGTGGTGCCCTAATTGCCCTAATGAATTACTACGTAGTGGTATGGAAATGGTTTTTGGGGATATTCCATTGAAAATGGAGCTAAAGCTGAAAAATCTCGGAAAAATCCCTAAAAATAAAAAATCCGTAGGACTTAATGCAAAAACATTAGGGCACATTAGGGCACCGACCCCCAAACCGGTCAATTATCCAAGCGCAATCAACAACTTAGCGTGCCCTAATCCTGCCCTAATGGCATTAGGGCACGAGGGACCTTGCAAAATTTTGCAGACTCGCCATTTCTGCCCCCCAGGACCGGTGTGGAGGGCGCCCAAATGACCCAGCGCAAGGTAGTCGCGGTCAACGAAAAAGGCGCCCCCATCGGGGAGGGTCACCACCGCGCCAAGCTGACCGACCAGGACATCGAGTGGATCCTCGAACTTCACCACGAGCACGGCCTTGGGTACGGCACCCTGGCGGTGAAGTTCGAGGTGTCCAAGAGCACAGTGCGGGACGTGATCAAGGGGCGGATCAGGGCTCAGATCCCAGCGGCCTACAAGACCCTGCGCTGAGGCGTGCGGATATGCCCGTGGCGGCGCGCTACGCTCACGGGCATGGCTACCCCGACAGAACACTGGATCCCTGCCTTCCTCGAAGCCCTGCGCACGCAAGGCGTCGTCGCTGTCGCTGCCCGTGCCGTGGGCATCTCCCCGTCGACGGTGTACACCCGGCGCAGGAATGACGCCGACTTCGCGGCAGCCTTCGACGATGCCATGGAGGAGGCCGTGGACATGGCCGAGGCAGAGGCCTGGCGGCGCGCGGTAACCGGCTACGACAAGCCGGTGATCCACCAGGGCGAGATCACGGACACCTACCGAGTGCACAGCGACGAGCTGCTGAAGTTCATCCTCCAGGGCCGGCGCAAGCACGTCTTTGCCCAGCGCACCGAGCTCACCGGTGCCTACGGCGGCCCGGTAGCTCTGCAGGACGATCAGGCGCGCGCTGCCCGCGTCGCTCAGCTCCTGGCCCTGGCCCAGGAGCGCGCGGCCCAGGCCGCTGAGCAGAACGACGAGGACGATCTGTTTTGAAGCTGTCCGCCTCTGAGCTGCGAGACTTCGAGCGCTACCTGACCCCGGCCGAGCGCAAGGAGCTCGAGCAGATCCTTGAGGCCGACGCGCGTACGGTGCTGTGGCGCCCGCTGCCCGGTCCACAGTCCATGGCCTACGACTCCACCGCAGACGTCATCGGCTTTGGCGGCGCTGCTGGAGGTGGAAAAGGCCTGGCCCTCACCACGCCGATCGCCACGCCGTCCGGCTGGACAACGATGGGCGCCGTGCAGGTCGGCGACACGGTGTTCGACGAGGCCGGCAACCCCTGCACCGTGATCGCGGTGTCGGAGGTCAACAACCGCCCGTGCTACCGCCTCACCTTCGACGACGGCAGCACGCTCGTCGCCGATGACGTCCACCGTTGGGTAACGTTTGACGCGAAAGAACTCGCGGCGCTTACCCGTCGTGACCCGGAATGGCGCGCCGCACGTAGGGCGAAGCGTGCGAGCCGCGCGAAGCCAACGACCAGCCCTGCACGCCTTGCTGCAATCGCAGAGCGCAATGCTCGCTGCGTGGCGCCATTGCCACCCCCGGCAGGGACGATACGTGACACCCTCACCCTTGCCGCCACCCTCATGGCGGGCAAGCGCCGCAACCACGCCATCCGCACCGCGGGCGCGCTCAACCTTCCGGACGCAGAACTGCCCGTGCCGCCCTATACGCTCGGTGCTTGGCTGGGCGACGGGACAAGTCGCAATGGGCAGTTCACCGGCAAGGACGCCTACGTCTGGGAGCGCATCGAAAGCGAAGGTTACGAGGTGCGCCACTACGCTTGGAACGAACAGGCGCACAGTATCATCGGGTTGAAGGCCGCGCTGCGTGACCTTGGCGTGCTTGAGAACAAGCGCATCCCGCTCGCCTACCTTCGGGCAGGGCATGCACAGCGCCTGGCCCTTTTGCAGGGGCTGATGGACACGGACGGCCATGTATCCCCCGACGGGGGGTGCGAGTTCGACAGCACGAACGAGGCGCTCGCCGTTGGCGTTCGGCAGCTTGCGGCCACGCTCGGCATCAAATCGACCCTGCAGCGCGGGACGGCCAAGCTCAACGGCCGCAGTGTCGGCCCGAAGTGGCGCGTCAAGTTCACGACATCGGTGCCGGTGTTTGGCATGCCACGCAAGGCTGAACGCCTCAAGCACGTGACGCGGCGAACGTCAGCCTTCCGCTACCTTGTGGCCTGCGACCCCGTCGAAAGCGTGCCGACGCGCTGCATCGCTGTGGATAGCCCTAGCCGTCAGTATCTTGCCGGCGAACAGTTGATTCCGACGCACAACACCGACCTGGCCATTGGCAAGGCCATATCCCACCATCACCAGGCGATGATCCTGCGTCGTGAAGGCACGCAGATGCAGGGCATCATCGACCGGTGCGAGCAGATCCTCGGCACGAAAGACGGGTACAACGGCCAGGACCGGGTGTGGCGCAAGGCCGGCCCGCGCAAGGTGCAGATCGAGTTTGGGTCCACGCCGAACCCGGGTGATGAGACCAAGTACCAGGGGCGACCACACGACCTGCTGGTGTTCGATGAAGCCGCCAACTTCCTTGAGGCCCAGGTGCGCTTCCTCATGGGCTGGAACCGATCTGCCCGGGCCAACGTGCGCTCCCAGACCCTGCTGGCTTTCAACCCCCCGACCAACGCCGAGGGCAGGTGGGTGATCAACTTCTTCGGCCCGTGGCTGGACAAGAAGCACGCGCTCTACCCGACTGCCCCCGGGCAGATCCGGCACGTTGCAGTGATTCCCACGCCCAACGGCACCAGCCGGGACGAGTGGGTGGAGGACGGCCGGCCCTTCGTCCTGCTGCCAGACGGCACCAAGGACTACGACTACGACCCCGCGACCACCGCACCGGAAGACGTGATCACTCCGCAGACGCGCACCTTCATCCCTTCGCGCATCTCCGACAATCCCTTCCTGCTGGGCACCGGCTACCTGACCCAGCTGCAGGCCATGCCCGAGCCGCTGCGGTCCCAGATGCTCTACGGGGACTTCCAGGCCGGCGTGATGGACGACCCCTGGCAGGTCTGCCCGACGGAGTGGGTGGAGGCGGCCATGGCCAGGTGGAAGGAGCGCTCGCCCAAGGGGCGCATGGTGTCGATGGGTGTGGACGTTGCGCGCGGGGGCAAGGACAGCACGGTCATTGCTACCCGCTGGCTGAAGGAGGATCACGCGCTATGGTTCGACCGCCTGCACGTCACTCCAGGCAAGAGCACGCCAGACGGCCCGTCCGTGGCTGGCTTGGTCATTGCCCAGCGGCGCAACATCGCTCCTGTGCATCTGGACATCATCGGCGTAGGCGCCAGCCCCTACGACGTGCTGGTGGCCTCTGGCATCAACGTCGTGGGCGTGAACGCGGCGGAGAGGGCGCTGGGCTCTGACAAGACTGGGCGCCTGACCTTCCTTAATCGGCGCAGTGAATTGTGGTGGCGCATGCGCGAGCTGCTGGACCCGGCCAACGACACCGGCATCGCCCTGCCACCTGATCAGGAGCTGCTGGCCGAGCTCTGCGCGCCCCGCTGGGAGCTGCAGGGCGTTCGCATTGTGGTCGAATCCCGGGATGAGGTGATCGAGCGCGTGGGGCGCTCGCCCGACCGGGCCACGGCTATCATGCTGGCCGCCATCGAGACCCCCCTGGTGGGCGACCTTGCACGCGGTGCGGATAGCCAAGCGGTGCTGAACTACGATCCCTACGAAACCATACGCTAGACGCGAACCACAAACACGAGGAACACGCAATGTGCAGCAGCCCGAAGGTGCCCGCGCCTCCCCCGCCTCCCCCTCCTCCCCAGGCCGGCCAGGCGCCTGAAGCGCCCAACCGCA